CGTATCGCCAGGAACTCCGCTGAGCGTTGTATCTACTGCTGCAATCGGCGTGATCTTGATTTTCTTCGGCACTTTGGCGGAAATCATATCCGCCATGACCTCCGGGTCAATAATGTTCTCTAATTTTGTTACTGCCATTGTTACCTTCCTTTCTATTTTCTTAGTTCGGCATACAGATCAGGATCTTCCTTTTTCAAGGCAACTCTATCCCTGTATCCCATTTTGTTAAATGCTTCTTTTGTTACCTCTGCCCCTGGCAACGGATCACCGCCACCTGTCCCCTTGACAATTCTAGGGGCCGGCTTATCGCTTTCAAATAGATAATCATTTTCGTTTTTTAAAGTCTCAAGCTGTTTATCCAGGCCGATGATCTCTCCCTCATTGAATTTCAGGCCATCCATATCAAGTAAAGCCTTGACTGCCTTGGTATTCTTAGCCTTTGCCCCTGTAAGAGCCTCTGAGAGCGCATAATCAAACTGCATGGCCTGGATCTTTTTATTTGCTTCTGCCTCTGCATCTTCTGCTTTCTGTTTCCAATCGTCTGCTGCCTTCTGAATACTTTCCACGTCCATGTCTTTAAATTCTTCGATCTGCTTATCAGCATCATCAAGTCGGGTTTGTAAATCATCTACCTGTTCCTTATAGCTGTCACGAGCCTGTTCTGCCTTGGTCGTTTTTCTCTGTTCTGCAGCAATGTCTTTCCCGTTTTCTGCCATGATCTGGTCAATGACATCCTGTGAAAGATTTAAGCCTTTTAAAAATTCTGTTTTCATGTTTCTGTTCTCCTTTCGCATTAGGTTGTTTTAGGTGTGTAACCATCCACCCCGAAACCGACTATTTAAGGTCTAATCTCCTGACCGATTAATTTGTTGCATAAAAATAACACGCCATGAGCGTGTCAGTACGGCGTAGCCCTGCCGCTGGGAGATGATCGGACCACCGCCTCTCTAATCTTCCTCTTTTAGATAATTTAATGCCTCCACAAGTGCTGTATTTAGAAATCGGTTCATCGCTTTTAACTGCTTATTTTCATTTTTTAATGTGTCTATCTTCATCATGTATTTATCATGAGTTTCAGCGATCTGCTGGTTATACTCATCTATTGACATGCAGATTTCACTGTCCTTTTTGTTAATGAAACTTTTTTCTACCAATGTGATTCTCCTTTCAAAATGGGCAAAAATACCACCTGAGATTTTATCAGGTAGTATTTAGTAGGTTTCAAATCTTATCTTGATATTTCCGTCATTTTCAGACCATTCCGCCCAAAAAATAAATTCTGTCCATTTGTCAGATACTTTCCCCTGCTGCCATTCCGTCTCAAATTCTTTGGCTTTCTCTTTTGGAATCAGCCATCCTCGCATATCTTCACATTCCAAATCAGGAGTCTCTAAGATATTCCCTTCTCCACAGTCAGCAAAGAATACCTTGCCTTGGCTTTTTGCCTCCATCTGCACAAGCTCCCAGAACCTATTGAATTTATCGCTTTCTTGCGTTCTTAACCCTAACATTGTCAATTCCTCCTTTCAGTATTGTGACAAATTCTCCACTTTCTTTTGCCACAACAACGTCTTTCCCTTTTATATAGAAGAAAGTCTCCCCTGCCTGACCTCTCCATTCTCCGCTTCTGACCTCACTGGCATTTTCAACAATGTCTAAAATCGTGTGCCGCATAGTCTGTCTGTCCTTGGTACTCTTAGGGTTCAGACCGTATTCTTTGGTATGTTTTCCAATCTTCTTTCCGAACTGTTTGTCTGATACCTTTATTATACTACTGTTTTCTACCTTTTGATACCGTTTGTTAGCCCATACAGCCTTCTGAGCCACGCTCCGATTGAATCCCACGATATTTCCACTACTGTCCAGAACTGCATGAACCTGAGTCCTTGCAGATTCTACCCGTCGGCCCGTCTGCTTACAAAATTCCTTGAGTTTCTTTTCCTGCCATTTGAGCCTCACCGATTCGGATTCAAAGCGCTGCTGCAAGGTATTTTTCAATACCTCGTCGTTTCCTGCTGCCTTGATCCCGGCATCGTATCCGGTCAGCTTTCGCTTTGTCCCTCTGATCTGTCTCTCCTGGAAACGCTGCATCTGTGAAACTTCATATTCTTTATATTTTTTACCTTTATACTCATATTTCTTCGTGTCATAGTCTTGAAGCATTGCATCTGTATATGCTCGCACAGACACGCCAGGAATAAAGACGTGAAAGTTATGCCTGCAATTCCATCCGCAAAGCCCCTCCCCTGTTCCATATCCGGTCATGGAAAATGGAGGGTAGTTAGGATCTTTCCCAGATATACAGAACACCAGCCCCTGCCAGAGTGCGTGCGATGGTCTGGCACCGCTATGCGCAGTTACTTCTACATAATCACAGCCCATTTCCTGCGCATATGCAAGCGTCATTTCTGCTGCCGACTGGTTCACGCCTGTCAATACGGCCCGTCTGACAGCCACATCCAGCTTATCTACATGACCGGATGGAAATAACACCTCCGTGCCTTGGCCTGCTGCCTCCTTTATTGCATCCGCTATGGCCTTATCGTAAGAAAATGCCCCTGTCTGCACCTTGAGCATGGCACTGTTGCATGCATTTATGTAAGCGCTCTGAGCCTTATTTGCCGTTGTGAGAGTAAGATTCTTTATCTCTCCCTTGGTCTTTCTAAGATTGGCGTTTAGAATCTGCTGCATTTCCTTTGACTGGTGCAACTCCTTCGGTTCCATTCCAGCCATTTTGTAAATGACAGATTCATTTTTGATATTTTTAACCCCGGCCTCTTTAAATAGACGGTCTATCTCCCGATCTATATATCCGGTTGTCTGTCCAATCCGTTTAATAGCGTCTTGATAGACCATTCCGGCGTTCTGCAGGACATGAGCCTGATGTTTTGCTGTGTCTGTGATGTGCTTTGTCTTTGCAATTCGGCGGGCAATGTCCCCGATAAGAGAGATCGACAGTTCATCTATTAAGGCTAGGAGTTGGTCACTGCATTTATCCAGGTATTCGGGATCAAGCATAAGCTATCACCTACTCTTCCTGTATACCAAACGGATTATTCTGTTGTGATGGCATCATTTTTAGTGCTTCTTCTTCGGAAACACCGTATTTCTTAGCGACATACAGCTCTTTACGAATGAATCCGCCAGTTGCGTCCTGCTGCATAGATAAGAGTTCCTGCTCCTTATCTATTACGATCGAATCATCCCAGTTGAATGATAGTTCATACTTTTTCCCTCCGGGAAGCCCGCCAAGCTGCGCCAGAACATCCATGGAATAGACTAAATGTTCCAGTGCTTTTTGCAAAGATTTTTGTATGTCTGATACCGTGCTGTACGATCTCTGTTTACTTGCTTTGATCTCTTCGGCTGTCTTGTCAACATTTTCCGGGTTGCTCAGTGTTCCGTATGCTAGACCACAGTTAAACTCTATACGACGTAGGATGTTATTAAATCCATTGAAAAGGCTCTCGTCTCTGATCGCTGGAGAGTATACTTTATACTTTTCATCGTTGTCTTCAAAATCCATGATCCTAAATAGCCTTTCACGGCCTTCCGGTAGGTCCCACTCTCCGGTTCTTTCATTTTTCTTGAACATGCCATTATCCACATCCACAGCAAGTTCCGAACCTTCGTATTCCCAAACAATTCGGGTCCATTGCCGATCTGCTTCTCTTATGTCGCTTACAGCCCTAGAATAGACAGAAACGCCAAGCGGCGATTGATCGTCTATGTTATTTGCGTTTGGTACCTTGAAGTAAGCAAACAGTGGTTTTTCTACGTTCTCGATGTTCGTTTCCGGTTCCAGATCCGCCCACTCCGGCACCGCAGTGAGTGAAACTTCCCGCCCGAGGTTCTCCGTTGTATCCGTATCGCTCTTTACATACACTCTGTTATGGATCGTGTAGCTACTGCCATTCCACTCGTGGAGTTCCAGTCTGGTGTATGTCTGCTTCCCTTTGTTAAGCGTCTCTACGAATACAGCAGACGTGATCTCTCCCCGACTATTGTATCCAGTCGGGAAAAATCTGTCTGCCTGTACTGTATCCACTTCGATATGTCCGTCTGTCACATATGGTTTAAAGGCAAGTCCGCCTTTTGCACAGCCATACTCACAATATCTGCGGATGTCTTCTATAACCGCTTGGTATTCGGTATCTAAGAAATCATTTCCGCTTACCTCTGTCTGTAATTCCAAAGTGACCAGTCTTGCCATCTCTGCCGCAACTGCTGCTGACAGGCCACAACTTAGTACATTCTTTTTTACCCAGGGAGGCTTATTTTCGTACATCTTAGCCCATAGTTCTATTGCCTGGCCCATTCTGTCCGAAATAGCCACGTCCACGCCTAAAGCGTCCTTGACCTTTTCTTTCCCAAGCATCTTTTTTATCACCTGCCTTATTCTTTCGATAAATCCTAACACCTCATCAACTCCATTTCCGTTCTCTTCGGATGATCGTATATGCAAAGTACCGTACCGCATCCATGCAGTGGTCATGCTGCTTAATCGGTTTATCCTCTCCACGTTCCAGGGCCTTATCGTCCCATATATAAGAGGAAAACTCTTTAATCGTTTCCTGGCAGTCCTCCGAGAACAGCAGCACGCCAAGGTTTAGCATGTTTCCCACGAACCGGATGCCGTCCAGCACATCATTTTTGGCTTTCTTGATCCGGAATCCTCGCTTCTTTAACTCTGCTATAAAAGAAGCAGCCGCAGGATCGACAATCACCCTCTCTATGTCTATACCCTTCGTGAACTCTTCCAGATCGTCTGCATACTCGCTGTCCGTTTTCTGGCTGCTCTCATCCCGGCCTGAGTAATAGTATTCCTTGCTGCAAATCCATTTCCCTTTCAGGTTCTTTCCCCACAGCAGGAACACCGTGGCGTTCTGAGTACCATAGTCGATGCTTATATACCTGCTTCCTATGCTCTCCTGTGATCCATTTACAATGTGCTTTTCCGCATCGAACATATCAAAGATAATGCCCTCTGCTACGGCCCACAGGCCAAGGATATACCGCTTATAGAATACTCCGCTATACATGGACCGATAACGGGCCTTGATACGCTCTGTAAGGGACAGGTTGTCTTCCATGGTAAAGTGAAGATAGACCAGCCTCTTTTCCTCTGCCCGGTCAATCCAGTTTGTTTTAAACCAGTGATACGGTCCATCTGGATTGCAGTTAAACCAGAACTTCGATCCATCGACCGAACAACGCCCTGTTGCCTGATTTACAAAGGATTCCGGCATCAGTGCCACTTCATCGAAGAAAACCCCAGCCAGGGTAATTCCTTGAATGAGATCCTGTGAACGTTCGTCTTTACCGCCGAACACATAAAAATAGTTCGCTTTCCCCTTACGTGTGACCACCACCAGATTGTCTGCCCGGTGATCTTCCACTTTATATCCACGGCTACGCAGCATAAGTTTGAGCCAGAACAGCACGTTTCTACGAAAAGAGCCAATGGTCTTTCCGCACATAGCAAAGTTCTGACCGTCAAAACATTCCATAGCCCACATGACGAATGATAGTGACATACATAGCGTCTTTCCCGACCGGATTGCACCATCCGCAATGATTCCATCCTGCTTCTGCACTGGTGAGTTAGGCAGCCACCAGGTAAAGACCTGCTTCTGTTTCTTAGAAAATGGAAGGAATTTAAAGACAGCTTTCTTTATTCTTCCTGCCATAGATCATCCACCTGCCCTTTTAGTGCTTCGATGAATCCATCATCCTCGGTTTCCTCAGGCCCATCGTCTTCCAACTTCCTACGCTGCGCCTGCAACAGCTTGACTTTCTCTTTCTGCTCAGGTGTCGCAAGATCCATGTGATCGCTGATCCACTGCATGGCCTTCATCCGGTCAGCCAGCTTCACTTTTACCCCGTCCTTGCCCTTTGATACCTCTGAGAGTAATGTACCGTCTACCTCTCTAGCATCCTTTATATTGACATAGGAAATGGTCATAGGCCCGTTATCCGTTTCTATTTCCATGTTTCCAAAATCGGTAAAGTCGGTTATATCGGCCCGGGCAATATCCAAATACCATTGAAATACGTCTGGTCCTTCCAGCATCGCTTTATTAAGCCTACCCTGCTTGAGCCGCTGTATTTCCTCTTTGATTCGTGTATTTCTGAGCAGCCCTGGGCCGTTTGTGAGTGCAGTTTCATAGCTGCACCCGTATGCTTTTCTGTATGCCTTGGTTGCGTTGAAACACTTTATGTATAGGCAGCAAAAAAGCCGTTGCTTATCCGTGAGGTTCGGGTTGTCTATAACCTGTTCCACTTCCGGCGCAATGGCTTCTCTCTCCTTGATATTCTGTTCTGTTTCCTGTTTCCGAACGTTCGCTTTCTTACCCGAACGTTCGCTATCCCATCCCTGAGTACTTTTCCACCGTCTTACGGTTCCCGGTGGCTTTCCTATCTCTTTTGCTATGTCTACCAGATTCATTCCGCTTTTATACATCCGTTCTGCTTTTATTGAATCCGGGCTTCTACTTCGTGGCACTTTTCTTTCACCTCTTGTTATCTTCCCATCTGTCTAATCCATGCCTCTACTTCTTCTTCGTTGTAACTTAGCTGTTCCAGCACTGTTACAAGAGGAACTGTCTGGTTCAGAAATATCTGTTCATATGCATACCTCATGCATCTTGCTATTTCCTCATACATCACAGCCCCTGTTGCCCCTCCAAACGCTGGGATCATGGCTGTCTGTACTCCGAGTTTTTTCAGCTCAATAAGGCTGCTTCTCATACAGTTGTAGATAACGGATTTATCTACAACTATTTCTGGTATTCTCATTGTCGGGGAGTATACGAGATACTTACCTCCAACTTTGACTGTTGTTGCACTTCCAGGCGGCAGTTCTCCATACCAATCTTTCTGTATTTTTCTTTGCAAGTCTTCTTGAGCCTTCATTCCAAAATAATTTCTTATTTCTAAATCCAGCCCGCCATCCATAATTCCGAAACTATTTCCAGGCGCTACGATTGCCTCTGGTTTATACTCTTTTATGAAAACTTGAAAATCACTAGTAACAATCTCAACATTTTGGTATTGAAATGTTTTTTTCCATGCTTCTGTCATATGTCTATTCAAATCTAATAAATACAGTTTCATGAACACCCTCTTGGATAATATGTGCGTTCTTCAAGTTGCTTCTTTACATTTTCCATTACAGCTTTAGCAACTTTGCTTGAATCAACTGTGACTTCTTTCGTTACAATATTGCCCTCCGGCAGGTCAATAGCGTCCACATCAATAAATGCCTGCAACATCTTCGGAAACTGCAATGCGATCCAGTCTGTAATCTCCTCTGACTGTCCCCATGCTTTCACATTGCCGCTATTGCTCCATAAGCCACTCTCGTACAAAAACGCATGAACAATTTCGTGTCGCAGAACTTTTTTCCTGTAAGAGTCCAGATCCTTGATACTGTCTCTATCGCTTTCTCCAAAGTCTGCGATCCATATTTCTTTAATCGAATGATCCATACATCCGTCACATTCTAGAGGCATGTCTTCCTGTGGCACATCCATTTTGATCGTGTACTCTGTTCCTAATACATTTACCTTCTGCATACTTACCTCCTTTTCTACAACGGAGAATGAAGGACTCGAACCTCCGCACCGTCTCCGGTGTACCGGTTAGCAACCGGGCGCATTACCATTCTGCCAATTCTCCATGCCTGTGTTCTTCGAATAATTATTTTTTGTATAGGATAGAACACAGAAGACCCATTACAGTTGTAAAGTTTTGCTCCTTAAAAACCACCTGTGCGCCCTCGTTTCGTACGCACGTTCCTTAATTACTCCAGAGTATTCGCATGTTGCATCTTCCACGCAAATACAACATTTTTTACGAATTAGTTTTTTGCAGCCCGCACCGTGGATTTTTATTGGACTGCCGTCTAGGTGTAAAAATGGACACTCAGGGAATCGAACCCCGGACCGATCGGTTATGAGCCGACTGCTCTGACCATCTGAGCTAAATGTCCATATAAAAAGACCCGGGGCCCGAAGGACACCCGAGTACGTTCAAAAAACTTGGAGCTTTAATACAGCTTCCGTCGTTGTTTAGCTTGGTTGCCACAGCGGCGCCACCGTGACACCCAGCTACAAAACGTTAAGAGGAATGCAAGAAAAACAACTGTTACAGTTATTCTAGTTGCTCTATTATAATTATATCAAATATTTTTATGAATTGTATGAAAGTTTCAGATATGACGTAATTCTTTTTGAAATACTGCTCTGCTCCAATCCTACAATCTCCGCAACCTCCCGTTGTTTCTTTTTCTCAAGATATGTAAGCTCAAATATCTGTCTATCTATGCTATCCGGGATTCCTGCAATAAACTGTTCTATCTCTATCATTACGGCACTCACCTGTTTTTTCCGTGCCTTTTTAATCGATATCAATTTTTTTACTGAATCTGATTCTCCTGGTTCATCCATCTGTACGGTCGTGTGAACCTCTATGTACGGAAATTCGCTGCTCGAACCTGTTACTTTGCCCATAACGGTCGGTATATTGCTTTGCCTCTCATAAAGCTTGTCAAGTTTGTCGTCAATAATCTCGATCTCTTTTCTGAGTGCACCATACTGTTTCAGTTTCTTTTTCGTCACTCTTTGGTCCCTCCTTCCCAGTCAAAACATTTATAATTTCTTTATTAAGATTAACATCCTCAAGAAGAATTTCGTTTTGCTTTGTTATTTGCGCTACTATCCTTTTATATATATCTTGCTTTTTATAATTACTTTTTATCTGGATTATATCTAAAATACAGTAGACAATAAAACAGATTATAAGTATCTCTATCATTCAGTTTCTCTCCTCTCCACAAATCTCCTTTTTATCCACTAATATCATATAGATTATAAGAACATATGTTTTTATAATATTAAATAGAAAGGAGTTTAATATGCCATTTACACCGAAAAGCAGAATTGAATATGAAGAACCTTTTACCCCTCCAGGGGCCCCGATCTCCGTGATCGCAAGCTTCAGCAGAGATGGCGGTGTAAAGCCGCTCTATTTTAAATACGATTCTTCCACGTATACTGAAACTGTTAAAATAGAGAGTGTAAAAACTATAAATCACTTGCCTCTTGTCGGTTCTGATTTCTCATGCACTGTTCTGGTAGGAGACAGGCAGAATACTGTCATCCTGCGCTATATGAAGCGGGAAGATCGGTGGTTTCTTCTGCCTCCTTCATAAAATTTCAGTTTTCTTGATAAAGCGCCTGGCCGCATTCTGGACAATACCTGTCACCGATCAAGCAAATATCACCACAGTTGCTTTGTGATCCACAGGCCGGACAAAAATATTCATCAACATGAATTTCCTCTACCTTCATAGGAATTTGTTTTTTTAACAGCCCCCGAATCGTTTGGAAGTCTCCAGGGTATTGTCCATTCAGCATTTCTTCTAGATGCCCGACAACCATTAGGGCACTTTCTATTTTTTCTTTTTCAGTCATGTTTTCCCTCCTAAATCTTAACTTACACCTCTGACTTAGTTTCTGCCCACAGCCGATCCAAGTACCACCTTGACTTTTCCAGATCCTCTGTTTCCTTTCCTTTCTTGTCATACCGCCACAAATATTTCATTGCATTTCCCTTTAGAAAGCCGCAAAATTCGGCGTGCGACATGCTTGCCTTTAGTGCATCTATACATTCAATTTCCCCGCTTGTGTAATGATCTGGATGGTTTACCGGATCCGCCTCGTTCCCCTCCCAATATTTGCATTTATGATTCTCTGTAATAGCCCCGCTTATTACACTTTCACAATTTCGGCATGTTTTCTCTATAGCATCGTAAAAATAGCATGTTCCGCACCATTTATCTTGTATTTTCATATTCCCTCCTTCCTGCCCGCCGGAGCGGGCTGTAAAACAGGATGCCTACTGGTTTCTAAGTTACGTTTGTGATATATATAGACCCTACATGGGTAAATACCTACTTTGCCCAAGTGACATATGCAGCGGATGATGATGGATACACCGTCCTAAGCAAGTTTCCATTTCTGTCTCTGTGCTTACGCTCCCGGAAGATGCTTGGCCTTCCCTCTTCTTTCTCTATTTTCTTTTCCTCGGCTATTTCCTGCTCCTTGCGTTCAAAATAACCTTCTACCCATTCATCTAAGAGCCAGAGGGAAATGCCATATTCCTTGGCGATCTCCTTCTTTGTCTTACCGTATACATACTCTAAAACAGCCTTTTCCTTTTGCTCTTTTGTGAATCGTACGCCGTTATTTTGTTTCTTTTGCCCTTTGGAATAATACGCCGTGGTCCAAGAGTGCACAGTGCTTTTTGCTATGCCGTATTTCTCTGCAACTTCTCTCTCGGACATACCGTTTTCTTTGCGATCTTTCGCCACCTGCTCCTTGAAAGCGTCTGTGTATCTCTTTCTATTCATCCACGCCGCCCTCCACAACTCTATATGTCCCGGCACTGGCCCCGGTCTCCCGGTCAAAAACCCTGCGCCCTGTCTTTTCAATAAGCTCACGTTCCTCAAGGCCCTTCAACCTTGGTGCAACAGACTGCCGTTCCTTACTGTAATGTATCCCCTCGTAGAACATACCCTCTGCAATCTGATGCGCTGTAAGTTCCCTCCCTTGAATTTTCATCCAGGCATATATACGATTTTCCATGTTTATTTTGTCACCGACGCTTAGGGCTTCTTTGCTGCATTCCTTTGCCACCTGCTCCGCAAAATATTGCTTTGCACTGTCCGGCAGGCTACCTGGCAGCGGCTTACCCTTCTTTTTCTTCGGCTTCGGCTCCGGCGGCTCATTACAGCCGATTGCATCGAAAAATCCTATCTGCTCCATGCTCTTATCCTCCTATCTGCCGTTCAAACAGTCTTTTTTCCAGCTCGTCATAGTTATAGTCACGTTCCTCAAAGTTGTGAAACTGATCTTTGGCTTTTTTCACAACTGCCTTTGGCTTCTCATAATTAGCATCAAGGTAATCTACATATCCGGAATTAAAGAATGTTGATCCATTCTGCGGTTTTCTCCAATCGTCCTGTTTGAGATCCTCGATGTACCTCGCCATAGCCCGTCGCATTTCCTCCTCGCCAATCTCAGCGATCTTTCGTTTCTTTGCATCGGACACTTGGCCTTTTCCCCGTTTATTCGGGTATGCTTTCCACAGGCGTTCAAACAGTGCATTTGCGTCAGCCTTGCACAATGTATTTATTGTATTTGGATTAGGATTCGGATTGGATTGGATTACGGGGACATCTGAAATCATCTGCTTGCAAGTGCTTTCATGTGTAATAATCTGTGCGTCAGCTTCATCCAATGACGGGTATTTGCTTTTCTTTGCCCGTATGGTCTGATGTTTCTCCCAAGCTACAATTTGCAGATACGGCTTCTCTTCAACCGTGTAGGTGGTCACAATACCTGCCGACGATAGCTTATTAAGAGCATTTTCAATTTGATTATCAGTGACATTTTTCAATGGAAAGCAACTGCCTTTTATGATTGGTATCCTCGCATCAAACCTTCCGTAATCATCACAACTGACCATCAGCCTATAAAACAGCACTTCTTCAAACCATGTAAGGTCGTTAATACTGTCGCTGGTCCTGATGGATTCCTTGATAATGCGATTAGGCATCTATACCACGCTCCTCCAACAAGGGTTCTATCCGGCGTTTTAACTGAGTCCAATTTGCACAGTCAATAACAATTCCTTTTATCTCCTGAAAATCACTCTCGGAATGGATCAGCTGCGTAAGCCATTTGAATAATTTATTTTCATCCACATAAGAAAAATTGGTTCTGCAGATCTTTTTTATATAGTTGATATAATACAAATATGGATTGTTCTTTTCTTTTTCTCTGGAATAACAGATTCTTTCTATATAATTAAATGCTTTTGTCGTGCTCTCATCGTCACCGTCATAGTACCGATCCATAGAAATTTTAGAGGACTCATACACTTCTTCAAAGCCAAATTTGTTTATCAAGCCCTTGCACCATTTTCTCCCGTATTCTGAAAATCCTTGACCGCAAGTACTTTGTAGAAACTGTTCGATTGCATCTATCTGATCTTCAACAAAGTTATGTAATCCCTGCTCCCACTCCAGCATCATCTCTAGCTGGTTTCTTCTTTCATTTAGCTCATCAAGCTGTTCCTTTTTCTTTTTGATTGTCTCTGAATCAGATAATTCTGTTTTACCTTTTCCACGGTTACAATCTCGGCAGGATGTAATCAGATTCATGATGTCATTGTCTCCGCCGTTCGCTACCGGATTGATATGATCTACTTCTAAAATCACATCAGGGGCACTTCTTCCGCAATACTGGCAAGTAAATGAATCCCTTTTAAATACTTCAAATCTTATTTTTTTACTCAGTGTTTTCCTTTTCGCCATCCTCTAACTCCTTTCCTGCCGCCCATTCCCGGTATAGTTCTATCCAGTCATCGAGCAACATGGTAACTTTCCAAGGCTCTCGGTTTTTCCGGTGCATTACAACTGGCTTTTCGCTCTCCTTTGCATCGCTACGTGCCTGAGCCATTGCGGCATCCAGATTCAATTTCTCTACCCGCTTACATTCGATATGTATGTACGGTAGGCCGACCACGTCAGCGTCCCCGTTAGCCCCGCAGTATTGCTGGCCCCTGCGGGTGTCGTATCCATGCTCCCGGAGAATCTTAGAAAGCTCTAATTCTCCCTTTTTCCCTTTACTCCTACTGTTTATAGCCATGACTTGCCAAACTCCCTCCTGAATGCCTCACGGTCGCCTATGTGGTCTTCAAAATACTTTTGTGCTGCCATCTTAACTGCAAGGTCGAGGACCGGATCAAAATGTATGCCATAATTACTCATGTTGTGGTGCCAGGCACAGAGCCAGATCTTCATGCCGTGTTCTTCGGATTTTCGCCTGTTTGCAGTTCCTTCAAAAACATGGTGGCAATGTAGGTCTTGTTCTGCCCCGCAGACATAACACACCTTTTCAGTCTGTAGTACGCTTTTCAAACTTCATCCCCCACCTTTCTTCCATTTCCCGGATCTCTTCCGGCGTTTTTGTCTCTATGCCAAGGCTCTTGGCCTCCTCCACGGTCCCTTCGATCAGCCGGGACATCTCTTTGGTGTTATAGGTATGCGATCCTCTCATGACCAGATTTACCCGGAATACCTTCCCTGCGCTGTTCATATGCGTCTCTGTCGTAGGCTGCAAGTGAATGAACTCAACGTCATATGCGCTTATGTCGTCATCCAACGGAAGAGTTACAATGTTACCGTTCAAACGCTCATATTCCCCATACTCTGATATAAGCTTGTTTTTTACATAAATATTGCTCTGCCCGGTAACATCCGCAATCTTTGCTACTAAGACATGAAAGTAGGCATTTGCGTCAAGGCTTCGTTTTTCTCTGTACTGTACGATCTTTACAGACAACTTTTCTTTGTCTTTCAATCGGTCATACTCTTTCCGCACATCCTCATTTAATTCAATTTCCAGCCGCTGGCGGCCTGACACGTAATCTATGCCAAGGCCACCTAGTTTTCCAGTACACTCCATAACCTACTCCTTCGGATCTGGTATGTCCTCTTTGGGAGGCATATAATCCGGCGTTTTCTCCATTCGGCCCATAAAATTTTTAAATTGCTCTATGGTCAGATCTGCAAGTTTCTTTACCTTGTAGGTTTCTAAAATAATTCCGGTTGCTATATTCGTCCTTTTTAATTCCGCATTGATCGTATTTACCATATCTTTGCTTACTTTCTGCGGTCCCTGTGGTGGTTTCTGTGCCCCTCCATCGTGATCTGCATCTTTTACATCGTCTATGCAGAAAAGACCGTTCAAGGCGTATTTTCTTGCGTAAGAACTTGTTGCCCCGGTGATCTGGCTCTCGTCCATTCCTTTTTTCTGAGCAGATTCCCTCGCCAGTGCAGAGTTTTCAATCGTTTCTCCGCTTTCTATATCCGTAAAGACTGCCGTAGCCTTTATGTAAAAACGCTCCCCTATCTGCACAACATCATCCGTCAGCCGAAGATTGGCACCAACAGACTGCAGTAATGGCTTTGCCGCTTCTAAGATATCCTCACAGTTTCTGTAATGGTAGTTTCCAAACTTATTGAACTGGTTTTTCGGAGCTTTCAGATCCGCTTGCACCATTAGAAGTTTTGTCTGTATACCGACTGTTTTTTTCTCTGCCATCCTTATACCTCCCTCCGGTCAAAGAAGATTCCTATACTGTTCAAATAAGTTTCGATCTGTTCAATTTCCGAATCCGTAGCAACAACGGTGTAAACAACCTTTTTTGTATTTGGCTGAACAAATGGAACCTCGGCACTATTTGCGGCCTGCTGCACTATTGCATCACTCACAGTTTGCGGGACTGGTTCGGGAACTGCCGTCCGCTTTTCTTTCTCCTTTTCAAGTACCTTCTGTTTGGTTTCCTCATATTCGTTTACATAAGAAATAGCCTCTGTGAGATCAAGACTATTAAGATAGATTTCCTTTGCATCCTCGGTACAGTCCGTTCTTAATGATTCAATCGTCTTCATTTCCATGGCAATTTTAACCGCCATGTCCTGAATCTCTTTCTGGATCTTTGGAATAGAATAGGTGCTGTTTTCCCACTTATGGTTGTAAACTTTCTCTAACGGAATCTCAGCTCCCTCAAAAACCTCCTGAAAAATCTCTTTGATTCTCTCTCTTTTTTTATAGATTCTCTTTTCTTCAAAAGCAGTTATCTGGCAGGAGATCAGATTGATCGGCTGGTCAATCAGCCCCTGTAACTCCTTGCACTTAGCTTCAAAATCCTCATAAGGCACAAGACACTGTTTTTTTACTTCTTTCCGTTTCTCGTCAATGGCCTTTTTCATGTTGCGGAGTGCCGCAACCTCTTTTTTAGCGTCCTTCTTTGTGTCTTCGGAAAACTGCGCATCCTTATAAAGATCCATTTGTGCCGCTAGAGTTTCTTTTATTTCTTCATAATTGAATTGGATATTCCCAACCTTCTGTTTTACCTGTACTGTAAGTTCTGCCATTGTTAAATCCTCCGATCTGTGCTATACTAACACTGTATAAATATATTTTTTATTTGTTCTTGCCCCATTGGAGTTGCCGTTCCGAAGGGGCTTTTTTAGTTTCTGCATCTCATTCTCCCTTGACGATCTTGATCGGGTAGCCCAGTTCTTTCTCTACTTCTTCAAGTGTCATTTCTTTTGGTTCTTCACGTTTCCATACCAAGGTAAGATATTCATCCGTGAACAGGTCCCTCATTTTTCTCCCTGAAGTCCTGTAGATTTTCTGGATATCATGTTTGCATATTCCGTCGTTATCGAGCAGGTCGTCAGTATATTCTTCCAGCCCCAGAGCGTTTAAGCACAGACCTCCGTTTTCGCTTAAAAATACATCGTTTAGATACAGGTATTTCCCTCCCATTCGAGTTTCTACAACACTTCCTGGTTTTATAAGATCCTTTGCCGACGGCTCGAACATTTCGTCTGTCCAACAGTAGCGCTTGTCATCTTCACAAATCGCATATTTGCATTCATAAACATCCGAAATAGTTACTGTCTTCCCAGCCAGCTTGTGCATATTGTCTGTCACGTAATACCCGCCATAAGTGTCACAAGTTTTGAAATCCTTACGCACTTTAACCTTATCTCCAACTTTATATTTCATCTTCCATCCTCCTAAGTTCTATATGTTTGATTCCCACGCCATTCCTGCCGCCCAGCAACACACAGCCAGCCAAGCATGCCCTTTCAGAGCCAGCAGACAGCCAGCGAAGTTGATTGCTGTTGCCATGTAGTGTTCTGCTTTACCCATCGCATCCCCTCATTTACATCGCCCCGCAGCCACGCTGCAAAGACCTGTTTTCTACTTGTATCTGTTTCATCCGCCACCGCTCAAACCCTGCGGTGTCGTATACAATGGCGCTGTTACGCTTTGTGGGATTGATCTTTTGAGCAAAGGTCTGCCCCTTTTCCCGGTACGCCCTGTCCAGCAGTTCTTCCGGAAATCCCATTTCTAAAAGCTCTGTCCTCCGCATTACCTTCTTTGGATACTCCATGTTTATCACCCCTTTCTCTTTGTTGGATTCCATGTTATAATTTTCTAAATATCGTTGAAAGGATTACGCCATGGAACCAAAGGATTTTGTGAATATTGACACTGATAAATTTACGAAAGATGATTCTTCTGTCGTGAATAGCCACCAAGAACGTGTGACAGAGTCTATTATTGCACGCGCAGAATATCAAGCTGCAAAAGATGATTGTTTATTTGAGGCTCGAAACGCTTTGCGACAGATGCAGGAAGATTCAAAAAAAGAATCTAAATATCAGCATCGAATCAACAATATTCTGATTACTCTTGGTGTTTTGACTCTAATAGCGACCGTTGCTCCCATAATAATTTCTCTATTGCTGTAAGCCTCTTTACAAAAATGAAGGTATTGATTGAAATACAAACCATTCCTATTGCTAAAGAGAACAATGCTACACTTAACATTTATACATTCCTCCAAACTTCGTTGATCTTGTACTCTCAGAATTTGCCGCAAGTTGACGGTTAATTTCTTTTGCAACGACTTGCGCAATGCCTTGTTTATCTAAAACAATTTCGTGTTTAATTTCCATCACGTGATCCATTGGACTTTTATAGATTTCATCTTTTGTAATTTCAACAGACCATATTCCGTTATCATACATGATGTTCAGGAACGAACATTTTTCTAATCGCTTTCCGTTTAATTCAAAAATATTCTTATCTAAGTCCATGTGGATGCTTCTTAATTCTTTACTCATCATTTCCTCCGTAAATTCTCTTTCTACCTTCTCTAGCGCACCAGCCAAAGCCTTTTTGACCTCACACCCTTTTTCTGCATCCTCTATTTGCTGTATTTCTTTTTGCAGATTCATCTTCTATATCACCTACCTTTTATTTGGATTTTTTTAAAATACTTGCGAACACTGGGACCGCTGAATCAAAATATACCCATGTATCACATTCATGACTTGAATATTTGCTTTTGTCCCTCCGGTACTCTCCGTACTCCGGTTGTTTTAGATCATTCTGATTCGCAATTCTTCCGATCTTATTCGATGACACCCCAAACATGTTTCCAATTTCTCCTGCTGAGTATGTTTTTCTTTGTTCAATGGCCGGAAGTGGAATGATCTGTTCTCCTGCTAATACCTCACTTGCTTTTGATACCAAGACATTCTTATATGTCTCTGATAATGTATCCACATTTGCAAGTTTCAAAAAAGTCTGTGCCATTCTGGTTTGTGCATTCATTTTCATAACTTTAAGTCGTTCATCCACATCCAATTCCTTTTGTATCTTATAAGAACCTGTTTTACGAAGAGACGGGAGTACCTCTGATGTCACCCAGTGCTTAAATTTCTTTGCGTTTGAAAGTTTACTCCCAAAAATCAAAGCGTATAAACCGGATTCATTGATAGCTGTAAGTCCACGTGGTGGAATTTCGGCACTGATAAAATTCACCGGAAATGCTTCTTTTGGAATGTGATTTTCAATGGTCGCAATTTCCGACCTTTGAATAATCCGCCTATCTTCCTTATCGACATGACTGATTAATGCGTCTTTTGTGTTTTTATACCCAAGTGCGGTTGCCACATCTTTTCCTACAAACCAAGGTTCGTTGTTAATAGTTACTGTTCGGATTTCTCCAAACTCATCATTGTTAAAAATCATTAAATCTTTCATATTTCACCTTCTTTTTATAATGAATTTACGGTTTTATCGTAATCTAGAGGTAAAAAAATAATCTGTGCATATTTAATGCCATACAATTTTTCAATTTTTCTTAGAACAGGTATATCTGGATATGATTTTCCTCTTTCATAGTTACTTAACGTATCTACAGATATTCCTAGCATTTTAGCGGCTTGATACTGTTTTAGCCCTCTCAATTCTCTCGCATTCTTTAATGTCATTCTTGACTCCAATCTTATCCCTCCTTTCTGCTTAATTAGACTATACTACGATTTAAACGTAATGTCAACGTTTTTATCGTATTTTTTTAAAATTTTATTGATTTTTTTACGGTAAAAACTTATAATAGAAATACATTAATATTGAAAGAAAGGAGACGAATATGGGTGGACTAGGAAACAAGGATATAATGGCGAATAATATAAAATACTATATGAATCTAAATGGAAAAACAAGAAACGAAATGTGTGAGGCACTGGGGGTAAAATATACAACTTTTACCGACTGGGTTAAGGGGAATACATATCCAAGGATTGATAAGATAGAATTAATGGCAAATTACTTTGGTATTGAAAAATCCGATTTGGTTGAACAAAGATCTGTAAACCGCAAACATAATGCCGTAGAAATAAATGTCTTGGGGCGTGTTGCCGCTGGAATCCCAATCGATGCAGTAGAAGAAATTATTGATACAGAAGAAATAACCGAAGATATGGCAAAAACAGGAACATTTTTCGGACTTCAAATACACGGAAATAGCATGGAACCAAAATTTAGTGAAGGTGACGTTGTAATTGTTAGACAACAAGATGATGCAGAAACAGACGATATAGTGATTGCTATCGTAAACGGTGATGAGGCTACTTGCAAAAAATTAAAGAAGTATAATGATGGTATTGTTCTTATCTCAACAAATCCTGCATATGAACCTATGTATTTTTCAAACAAAGAAATAATGGACAAGCCTGTAAAAATAATAGGGGTCGTAAAGGAATTACGCGCAAAATTTTAAACTTAAATATACTTAATAAAGAGGGATGTAGGTTTTAACTTTTTTACAATAAGGAGGATAAAATGAAAAAGAGACTGTTGTTTATTGTTGCTATATTTGCATTAGCAATCCTATCTGGCGGGTGTTCAAAGGAAGTAAAAGAATACAACATTGATGATCTATTAAAAAATTATTCTAAGGTAGAAAAAAGTATCGAAAAAGAAACACAATATTGGAGCGATGATGAAAAGAAAAGTACAAAATATGTAGATATTGTAGAAAAATACGCCAAAAAGAACGGTTTTGAACTAAATCAAAAAATTATTGTAAGAGGAAAACTAGAATCAATACTCGGAGGGTCTATTTTTTTAAAGGCAAATTCAGAAAAATCTGATTCGTTTATGTGTTCATTCGCCAAGTTTAAACTCCCTCCAAAAATAGCCTTGTTGGAACCTGGCGAAAATATTACAGTTGAGGGAACGCTTTTTAATTCAGGTACAGAAAAGGGGGAACCTTATGTATCTATTTATTTTGATGATTGCAAAATAAAATCACCATCGTTAAAAGAAATGGAGAGCATAGAGTTTAACGATAATATATCAGATATTATATCAACAGAATATTCGCAGCATAGAATCATGGGGACAGTATCATCTGTGATAAAAATTCCTGAAACCGTAGAAAAACGACAAGAAATGCTGGATAATTATAATTCTTCGGTCAATGGGGAATTTCAGTTTGTAAGTGCTTACCGATACGGAACACACTCTGTTAATTTTGAACTAGCAGATGGCAAGCATTTAATGTGTTTTGTGAATGAAAGAAACGGAACACTTCCAGAGGAGGGGGATAAGGTAAGTTTAATTGGAGAACATTTTACATATGACGGATACGAATGTGTAGACGCAAACGAATCTCCAATTTATATTTTTAATGACAAATAAAACAGTTAATAGAAAAACCGCCCGGCGGCAACCGGACGGCAGAACCTATAAATTATATAAAAAGTGAATACTTGACAAGACTCTTGGATATGATATAATGTAGCTAATTAGTGAATGACTGCTGGGCGGTCACAATAAAGGGTCTTGGAACTTCGGTTTTGAGACTCTTTTTGTTTTGGGAGAATGTATATGGAGAAAAAACCACAAGAATTTACAACCATTGAGCAACAGATAGAATTATTAAAATCAAGAAATCTAGTGTTCAAATCAGAGAAAAATGCAAAAATTATTTTAGAATCTTATGGATATTATGAAATTATCAATGGCTACAAAGATTTTTATGTAGAAAAAACTAACTCTACAGAACGATACAGAGATGGTATTACATTTGAGCAAATTGCATCTCTTTATTCCCTAGACCATTCAATCAGAAACCAATTAATAGTTACTCTACTTGATTTGGAAAGTCATTTAAGGGCGGCAACTTCATACGTGATAGCAGAATCATTTTCATCTACCCAGAGTGAATATTTGAAATTTTCTAATTATCAAAATCGTTCAACAAAATACAAACGATTTTCACTTGGTTCTATTCTTGACAAATTTAACAAGGTTGCTCATTCAAGCAAGGAGCCGATTAAATACCACATGGATACTTACGGGAATGTCCCTCCATGGGTTTTATTCAAAGGTATATATTTGAGTGACTTGGTGAATTTTATCAGATTACTGAAACCAAATGAAAAAGAAAAACTAATACATAAAATATATAGCATCCCGGTAGAATTAATTGATACTCATTTAAAAAATTTTTTTACAGATACATTATTTATGTGTCTTGAATACAGAAATTTAGCTGCACATGGAGACAGAATATATAATCATATTCCAAAATCTATAATTCGTGTTACTTCTGATTCGGAAAAGGAATTAAGTGAATTGATACCAAATTTTAATCATATAAACAATTCCCATTCATTAGGAACATTAATATATGCACTATCTTTATTTAAAAAGCAAGAATATGTTCACTCATTACAACAAGTTATTGAAAAAGAAATTAAACGACACTGTTCTGCTTATCCTGACGATTTAGAATACTTATTAGATTCTGTTGGTATAGCATCAATGGTGACTATAACAAGAATATAAAAAACCGCCCGGCTGCAACCGGACGGCAACTACATAACTCCGAAGAGATACGCTAACTCGTAAATATTGTATCATCTTCGGGCAGCTGTCACAAGAAGAACATCAGTTCCTTGATGGCTGTTATTTTTGTACCCATTTTGTGTAAGGAGGATGATAGAATGGCACTCACGACTTGCCCGGAATGCGCCGGGAAGGTATCTGACCGGGCGGAAACTTGCCCACACTGCGGATACCCTCTAAAGAAAACACCACGGAAAAAGCCGAAACCGAACCGCAGGCGTAAATTGCCGAACGGTTTTGGCAGCATAACAGAAATACGTCACACAGATCTGAAAAATCCTTTTTACGCTAGAGCCAACTGCGGAAAAGACAGATACAATAGACCGATCCTAAAGCCTCTCAAGCCGGAGGCGTATTTTCCTACCTATGAGGATGCCATGGAGGCTCTTATTAAGTATAACAAGGGCAAGGTGGACTTATCTAAGGATATGACCGTAGAGACCTTATACAGGCTCTGGTTTGCGGAATATGAGCAAGAGGTGGAGCCCGTAACTGCCAGAGGGGCAAAGAGTGCATTTTCTTACTGCCGGTCCATTTATAAGAAGTCTGTGCAATCTCTCCGTATTGTGGACATAAAGAATTGTATCGAAAATGGAATGGCAATAGAGACAAGAGGAAAAAACAAGGGAAATCCTAAAGAGGCATCTGCAAAAACAAAGATAAACATGAAATCTACGCTTTCTATGATGCTGGACTATGCAAAAGAAATGGAGATCGTAGACAGGAATTGTGCCAGGGAGTGTAATCTGTCCAAGCCGACTGTGAAAGATGCGGCGAAAGCAGAAAACCCACACTTCTCTTTCTCTGCTGCCGAACGCAAAACTCTTTGGCAAAATCGGGACAAGGAGAACGTGGACCTACTCATAATTTCTTGTTATTCTGGTTGGCGGCCCAACGAATTATGTGAGCTTGCCTTAGAGGACATAGACCTTAACAATAACCGCATGAAAGGCGGCAGCAAGACAGACGCAGGAATAGACCGGTATGTCCCGATCCACCCAGGGATAAAACCGCTTCTTATTGCTAGGTACCAGCAGGCACAGGAACTTGGCAGCGACCGATTAATTAATGTGGTCTCTCGTGGTAAGATACGTCCGATTACATACGCAATCTATTCAACCCGGTTTCACAAAATTATTAATGATCTGGGCCTTGATAAAAAGCACCGTCCGCACGATACCCGGGATACGTTCGCCACTGTTGCGAAAGAGGCAGACGTAGACGAATATGCCCTGAAATATATAATCGGGCACTCCATTACGGACATAACTGAGCGGATCTACACGGACCGGAAACCGGAGTGGTATTATAAAGAGATGTGTAAAATTGTTGTCGACAAATACTCGACAAATTAA